ACCAATCGGGGATAATTTCTACGGTACAGTTCTAACCTTCTCCCTGAATCTTCCGGAAGAATTCTTTGTTGATCCTAACTACTTTTTGTAATGGGCTTTTATAAACGATTATCAGAGAATAAGGCTGAGATCAGGCGTTACAATGCTGCTAGGAGGAAAGCACAAAAGTTCTCTGATTCTCCATCCTCCCGCCTGATCAGAATGGAAACCATCTCAGAAATTGAAAGATTCAACCTTGCTCAGGATGCAGATAAGCTCACCGCATTCAATAAAGAAGTGGAGCAATGGCAAGACTCTGTGACCACACAACTCAAGGCCGCTATCGGATCACGCAGTTTACGAATAGCCCGCGAGTTAGAACCGAAAGCATATACAGATAACTACGGATTGATCAATCGGCTTGGCTTCTCCTTCCCGCGTCATGGTGTCTATATCCATAAGGGTGCTGGTCGTGGACAAGGTGGTTTCATTGGATCCAAATGGAGTTATCTGAAACGGATCAATGGAATTGAAATCAATACTAGCATTATCAGGCACACTAATCCGGCATCACTGGGCAAGCAGGACGAAGGCAACCGGCGTGCTTACAGATGGTTCGATCCTGTCATCAAGAACAGACTCCCTGAGCTCGCAGACATCTGCATGCGCTATTTCGACACAATGCTTATCGACGCAACAAAAATATATATTGAAAAGTAACATCTTATGAATGACCTAAACCGAAGTATTAAAATATTCATCGACGGAAGTGAAGCATCTGCAGGAGTTAAAAAGATAGAAGATGCCATTTTCCAGTTAGAGAACAAAATCTCTGCTCTTGATAAAACGGAAGCAGGGTACGCTAGTAAATCCAAGATCCTACAAAAAGAGCTTGAAACTAAATATAAAGCACTTAACACCTACAAGCAAAAAGTTGCTGAGACTGACAGGATCCTAAAGAATCTTTCTGGAGCAACCTATGATGAGCTGTTAGCTGTTAGCCAAAAAGTTAGGAAGGAGCTCCGGGCCGCAGTTCCTGGTACTGAACAATACAATGCTGCTCTAGAACAAAATAGACGTGTGTCAGAAGCAGTAGCCCGTGCACAGAGAAATATGCAGGTGGAGATAGGTGCACAAGCTACTCCCATCAGGCGAAGCATCGACTCCTTCAAAAGGTATATCGGTATTATCACTACTGTGATAGCTTCTGTCACCGGTCTGACTTTTATATTAAATCAGTTACGGGAAAAACGTGATCAGCGTGAGGACACCAAAGCCGATGTTGAAGCATTAACCGGCTTATCTAAAGAAAACATCGACTGGCTGGAAGGAGAAGCCAAGCGCCTCTCCACTACAGTGACGGAGTCGGGCATTCGTATTCGCCAATCTGCAACGGATATCATGGATGCCTTCAAACTGGTCGGATCTGCCAAGCCTGAGCTTCTTTCCAATAAAGAAGCCTTGGCCGCAGTCACTGAGCAAACACTGATCCTAGCTTCCGCTTCCGGGATGACCCTGAGAAATGCTGTTGATGCCGTTACTTTATCACTTAATCAATACGGGGACGGAGCTGATCAGGCGGCCCGTTACGCCAATGTCATGGCCGCCGGATCTAAATACGGATCTGCTGCTGTCGAATCCGTAACGAAGTCTATCAAAAGTTCCGGGGTGGCAGCTGCATCTGCCAATATTCCTATTGAGCAGTTAGTCGGTACAATCGAAACTTTAGGTGAAAAGGGCATCAAGGATGAGATTGCAGGCACCGGCTTAAAGAAGTTCTTCCTCACCCTTCAGACAGGTGCTGACGATACCAATCCCAAAATTGTCGGTTTGGAAACGGCCCTGGACAATCTGCAGAAAAAACAGTTATCAGCAACGAAGATCAAAAAGATGTTCGGTGAGGAAGGTTATAACGTCGCATCTGTCCTGATCAATGAGGCGGAAAAGGTCAAATACTACACTCAGGCAGTCACGGGAACCAGTGTTGCTATGGAACAGGCAGCTACCAAATCGGACACAGCAGCCGCAAAATTAGCACAGGCTAAGAATAAGTTGAGCGAGATTGGGATGGAGTTAGTTGAAAAACTGAATCCTACAATTGTCAATGCTGTCGATGGTACTGTCAAATGGGGGCAAAAATTTGCGGACCTGATCGGATTCATGATAAAGCATTCCGGGACAATCATCACCTTAGCTACAGCAATCACAACCTACTACCTCGCTGTGAAAGCCGCAGAATTCTATGAGACAAAGTTCAGGAACGCAAAACTCTTAAGCATTGCAACCGATAAGATCTCTGAGACTCTGAGTAAGATCCGGCTGGCATCTACCCTAGCCCTGTCTGCTGCAAAATATGCACTAGCCGGCAATACTGCGATGGCCACGGCCGCCATGCAACGTCTCAATGCTACAATGAAAGGTAACATGTTGGGGATAATCATTTCATTATTGGCCACAGCAGCTGTTGCTATTTACCAATTTACCAAACGTTCCAATGAGGCAACTGAAGCACAGAAGCAATTCCAAGGGGAACTACTGAAAGAACAACGTTCACTCAACAACTTGTTCGAAGCATTAAAAAGAGCTGGGGAAGGAACTGAAGATCGCCGCAAACTCATTAAAGCAGTGAACGAAACTTATGGCCAGTATCTTCCTCACCTTCTGACAGAGAAGAGTTCTCTTGATGAAATCAACAATGCCTACAAACGAATTAACGGATCACTCCAAACGCAGATCGCCCTTAAAGTAAAGAATGAAGCTACAGACAAGATTGTTTCAAAAGAGATAAAGACTCAAGCAACAGCGCTGGAGAACATCAGTAGTAAGCTAACAAGCTCACTTGGGAATGGAAAACTCGTCAGCATGGTGATCGATGACCTGAAGCAAACCACTACTGAATTCCAAAAAGCCGGCATGGGATGGGAAAAGGCTTGGGGACAAGCCTACCATACCATTAGTGTGAAATACTTCAAGGGGCAATCACTAAGCAATGAAATGGGTGAGTATATGGAAGACTACATTAAGAGTGTATATGACATGGAAAAGAAAGTAGCTCAGACCGAAGCTAAGTTCAAACCATTCCTGGATCGTATCAACAATAACCTCCTTCCAGACACTGTTATCACTGGAACAAAGACTGAAGAAACAACACTCACCCCTGTTGACGAAACGGAAGCAAAAAAGAAAATGAAGAAGCAGCTTGAGGAAGAGAAAAAGCTCTATACTCAGAAGCAGGCTTTCCTAAAAGAGATATACCTGGAAGGTAATGATGAAACTCTACAGACCGAAAAGCAATTTCAGAAAGAAATGGAATGTCTGCAGATGGAATATCTGGAACGTTCATTGAAAGTCACTGGTACAAAATCTAAAGAAGGCATTGAGATCCAAAATCAGATCAATGATCTGAAGCTGAAGATGCAAAAAGAACATACCCAAGAACTGATTGATCAAGAAAAAATAGACTATGAACGTCAGCAACAGGAATTAAAAGAGTTATATGCTTCCGGGAAGGATAAGAATCTTAATTCCGAGGCTGCATACAATGATGCGATGGAACAGCTCACCGTCATGCACCTGAAACGTATGCTTTCTCTTGCAGGATTAAATGCAGAACAACGGAAGCAAGTAGAGAAGCAGCTGCTGGACTTCAAAGTCAAATGTCTGAAAGAAGAACAAGCTGCACATGCTAAAGCAAAAGAAGCTGAGCAAAAGAAGACCGAAGCACAGACCAAGAAAGAACAGCAACAATACCAGGAACGTATCAACACATATAAGCAATATGGATCCGAGTTAGGATCTGCAGTGGGTAACCTGATCTCCGGACAAGAAAATGCCATGCAAGGCTTTGCCGATACCATGATCGATATCATATTCGATGTGCTGGGTCAACTCATTAATGCAGAAATCATTAAAGCTACAGCCACAGCTACCGGTGCAGTAGCAAGAGTGACAGCGGAAGCTGCAGCTATGCCCGACTCTGTAGCAACATTCGGTGCTACTGCTGCAGCTCGCGTCGCCATCCTCTCCGGATTGATCATGGCAGCACTTGCTACAGCCAAGTCCACTCTAAAAGGTTTGATAGGTGGAAAGCATTCATCCAGTTCTTCCAGTGACACTGACTCTTCCACCGACCCTACTAAACGAGCAACAGTCAGTGTATCACAATGGGCATCCGGACGTTATGATGTGATCGGAGAAGATGATGGTAAGAACTACCGTAATGTACCTTACATCGGATCCTCCCCTACCGGAATCGTCCGACGCACTTCCCTGATTTCCGAAAATGGTGCTGAATTAATTATTAACGCTGAAGATCTTGCCAGACTGCAGAAACACATTAACTATCCTTTGATAGTGGATGCCATCGAAGATGCCCGCAGCGGACATATTCCCCAGCGTGCCTCCGGAAATTATTCGGTTGTTGACAATTACAAAGAGAACAACAAGGAAGCTGGCAACGCAGCACTATCCGCTACCGAACTTGAAGGATTGCTCAAAGAGATAGGCCGCCTCATTAGTACGCTTAAAACCTTGAAAGCATACGTCACCCTACGCGATATCCATAAAGCAGAAGAGCTGGACGAAAAGACAAAGAAACCGTTTACCCGATCAACTAAATAAATCAGCCATGTCACTCAAAATATCTAACGCCTCCGGAACTTTCGACCTACAGAAAGATTTCAATACAGAAATAGAAGACAGTTCTCCTATCTATAATGAGCGTGGTTCCCAGTCCATCGCAGCCACCATACCGGGCACAAAGAAGAATCTTCGCCTAAACAAGCACATTGAGCGAACCGACATTGATACCGCTCCTGCCAAAGATGATCGTATCACGATTTCCGATGGCGTATATCACCGCGTCGGGAAGATGAATGTGGTAAGCGCATCCGAGGAAGAAGGTATTACCTTTAATGTTGGTTTTAGTGAGTCCGAATTATACAGCATTTGGAACGCAGTTTCCCTGCAATCTCTAGACATGCCGGTCTACAAACCGGAAGGAGGAGTATCTGCTCTCGTTTCCTATATTTTAGATAATAGATCAAAAGAAGACTCTCCGTTTTGCCTTTTTCCTATAGCCGTATCTTACAATCGTAAAGTAGATAAAGAGACCATAGACTACCTGGAATATCTAAACAACTATAACGGATCATTCGGAGCAGCCCGAACAGAAACTTTTTTCATAGATGACGGGCCGGTAGAAGTATCACTACCCGAAGGTTATGGAGTCACACCATTCCTAAAAGTAAGCTACATACTTGAAACCATCTTCGCAGCCTATGGCTACACCATCATCGAAAATCCATTCACTACACACCACCAGCTCAAACAGCTGGTAGTACTTAATAATGCTGCAGACTGCTGTGTCAAAGGTATCCTGAAATATTCCGAATTGATGCCGGATTGCACCATCAATGAATTCATGCAAGCACTTTGGTGCCGTTTCGGTCTGCTCTATTTTGTCGATGGAAACACCCGCAGCGTCCGGCTTAAATTTATACGAGATATCATCAACGCTCCTCACTCTTCAGACTGGACACTATTGAAAGCATCAAAACCGGTCATTAATTTTGAAGAGCCACAGCAACTTAAATTATCAGCTTCAACTAATGTGAAAGGCCCGACGGATGAATCTTCCGCTGCACCCGCTGCCGAATCACTGGACAAATTTCTCAAGCCATACAATTATATCGTAACGACTAAAGCTGGAGGATATCTAGTCTATAAGCCTCAGTATGCAGCCTATTACAAAACAGACAATGTCACCCAACAAACTGAATTTGTATCCTCCGAGTTCTTTTCCTGGGACAGAGGAGCAGATATGGCATACAAAGATATCTCCTCTGTTGATGAATTCCTCCCGTCCAAGCTGGCTATGTTTAAAGTAAGCACAACCAAAAATATCTCCGTCCCGCTTTATCTTTTCAGCAAAGTACATCGCTATACTACTATTACAAGTTCAGACGTCGACATATCCGAGAATCTGGAATACCAGACTCCACTCGCTTTTTGCTTCTCGTTCTTTGACTCAAACAGCTATTTGGTCTACGGATCGCAAAACTGTTTAGATTTACAAGGTAAGCCGGCACTGGATAAGCAGTATGGTGAAGCCTGTGACATATCACTCACTTTTGTTGGCCAATACGGATTGTTCAGTCATTTTTGGCGTGACTACGATGCGATACTCCGACATGCTAATCATGTGGTCGAAACTGACGTACATCTGTCTGCACAACAATGTATGAATCCGAGCTTCTTGTCCCCTATTCTGCTGGATGGTCAACGTATGTTGCCTGATTCAGTCCGATATACACTCCCATATCGTTCGTCGGTTCCGGCTAAAGTAAAGCTGCGAACGATCAAACTACTTAAGCCTTTTGATTTGGACAAAGAGCAAACTGTACCTATCGTTGAACAACTCTATACATGGAAACGATTCGATAATAGATCAGCCGCTGTCAACGCTGCGACCAAGAGCCAAGTGGACGAATGGAGAAGTAAATTGGGGAAAGATCAAACCATTTATGATCTGCAGTACAAGAACGCATCAACGGATGCTCCTAACGTAAAGATACCTCTGTCTGTTCCGACTGAAGAGGACTTCAATAATAAACAAGAATACTTTATTTACAAGGCAACGCACAGTTTTGATTTATACTACCGAGTACGGACATATCTAGGTACATCAGGTGGTACCATGCATTACGACATCAGCGATCCTAAAGGAGGAGTGCATTACGATGTGCAATATGACCAGTTTGTGCGTGCCGAACTGTTTTAGTTGTCCTTTATCACTCATGTTATAATCTTCAATTTTGCAATTATGAATAATCAAGTGACCATTACAGCAGCTATACAATCCGCCAGCATCGAACAAATGCTGCTTGCCTATAAATCGTATTCAGGGAATGCCTCTGCTACTTCTGATGAGTTCTTTGAGTTCCTCACCCTTCCGACTGCGGAGCGGGAGGCTTTCTTACAGCATCAATGTGCTTGTGATTATCAGGTACAGGGATCTATTGTTATACCTAACTACCAAGTAAAATGAGCCTACTATCAGTAAACATATATCCGGCCAGCATGGCTTTGACCGGGAACCCGATTAAGCTATCGATCAGTAGCAGCTCGCGTGCAACCTATACCATTTCAGCTGATGGAAAAGAAATATTCACCGGCAGCGGAGAAGGCGACTTCTTTGTCTTTCTACAAGACATCCTTGCTGATGTCGTGCGACCGGCACAATTATATAATGAGTCTGAGAAGATCCTGCTCCAAGCAGATAGTTGTGCCAAAAGCATTACAATCAACGTTTCAAACGCAAATGGAGAAACAAAGGTTTTATATCTAAACGTGTTTATCGGAGGAGTCAGCAAGCGAATGCTCCGGCATCTGCATGAAGAAAACAAAAGCGTCTTTCTCTGGAAGTTAATGAATCCGGAAGTGAACTTCTTCCAGACTACACGAACGACCGGAAAACTTATCACGATCAGGGAAACGGAATTGCTGCCTATGCCTTTCATCTATCCTGAAGGAGGAGTTATGAAAATCCTCGCAAACGGAATAGAGACAACAATAGAAGGATCAGCCGGGCAACCGGTCGCTTTGAATATATATCGCCTCCGGAAGCAGTTGTTTGATACACATCATATCTTGGCTTCCGTATTTGATGTGTATGTAGGAGAGAAAAAATCTTGCACGATCGTCATTACGCCGGGCACAATCAGCCGCGAAAGATATCTCCTGCAGTTTCTCAATTCATACGGTTCCTATGAGTTAATCGAAATCACCGGTATCGGTACCATCAAGCGCGAAGCTGACGAAGAGAACGCATTCAATGCGTATGATGAAGTTATAGACGACTACGTAGAATCTTGGGAAAGATTGTCCGGGAAAGAATCTATGACTGTAGAATCAGGATACCGGACGAATGATGAACTAATTTTTTTGATCGATATGTTATCCTCTGAAGACGTCCGTATCCTCGGCATGGACGGACGAAATATCAGAGTTAACGTCACAGCTGAGAACCTGACCAGAGCAGCTCGCGCCATTTCTCCGGAGAGTGTCAAGTTAACCTTGCATTTTAGTGATTCAGAGCAAAGAGTTACCGGATCATTCGGTGATGATGATTTCGGATCCGCACGCATACATACCGAACAATTCACTTCACAATTCAACTGACATGGCAGATAACCAGGAAGTCATAGATAAACTCATTGATTACATCGATCAAGCCATTCTGAAGAACAGTGTATCTAACCGGGATGTGGCAGCCGTATTATCTTTCCTGAATGAAAGATATAAGAATATGCCCGGATCCGGAGGGAGCCTGACCAAGGATATCCGCGTCACAGCTCCACAAACCGGATACATTAAACCGGGCGATGTTCTGAAACAAGGAACAACATACGAAAGTCTCTTCAGGACAATGCTCTCACATGCAGAGTCAGCATCCCTGGTAGGACATCTGTCAACGTCCAATGACGTCGAGTACGGGACGGCTAAAGGACAGATCACTTATATAGCAAGCAGGTATGGTAACGGTGAAATGATCAAAGCATATTATGATTACAATGAAGCATTCAAAATGGAATTCTCAGCAGAGAGCAATGGCGAGCAAAGAGCTGTACGAGTCTTAGACGGATACTATACTCAGGGAGAAACCTATGCTGCCACAGTGGTTTATGCTGCAAGCGCAGATAATGCCATACCGCAGCAAACTTTAAATAATAAGATTAGCGTAAATGTGAGGCGTAAATGGTTCGCAGGGGTATGCTCCTCTATTCCTCAGTCATCTGCTGATATAAGGGCATTGGGCACAAGTGGATTCTATACCGGTCCCGGTACCTTTAAGTTCCCTGCATCAAACTGGAAAATAGTGGCTGTATGTGTTCCTTCAGGCACACTGTCAGAACTGTCTCTGACTTCTTATCCCGCCAACTTTGCAGAAGATAAAGAATACTGTATAGGTCCTATCAAGATATCAGTAGAAGGCGCAAACAGTAGCGAAGCTATTGATTATAATCTATGGTACCTGCAAACCGGTGGACTCAACGACCCGGATACATTCACTTTTAAAATAGTATAAGGATATGGTAAAACTGAATATAAAAGGTTCAAGCTTCGCCGCTCAATATAGAAGAACAACGGCTCGTTTTATCGACTCTACGGATGGCTGGGAATCACTGGAGGAAGCAACCCGATATGCACAGAATATTGAAGAAGAGGAATATTTTCCGATTGATGGACAAATTATAACAGTCAAGGAAAATGGGAAAACGAATGCTTATATACTCGTTCCTGATGAATCAATTCCCGTTACTAATAAGCGTAAGCATTACAAGCTCGAACCCATCTCCTCTAAATCATTCGGTGATGATCGTTATGCACGTAAAGACATCAAAGACACGTTAGAGAAAGGCTTTACTTCGAAGGATACATGCGACATCGAAGGAGGCTTAAATGTTGGTAAACTTACGAAGTTATCCGGTGGAGTAGTTGTCACAGCAGACACCAATTATTCTTTAGCAGAATCAGAAAAAGAAAATCCCGAAAATAAAAGCACTATGGCAATAGGATTAACAGAAATACCAGGTAATGGCAGCGGATTCGGCTCCAGTTCCCTAGGCGAAATGGACAACACAGATGAATCATTTGATACTGTTCCTGATGGCAATTACATTTTTCAGAAACGGGCAGGCGTATTTTACCCTATCAAATCTGCTGCAGGTGGCGGAGGAACAAAGCTCACGCTTGCCTTTGTCACTCCGTCTAACATGACCGCCGTCCATGGTAAGGAGACACTGATCAAATACACATACTCATCTACCTTGTCCGGAGAAGAAACCGGCGAAGGCATCGCAACCTATACCTTAAACAATAAGCAGGTAGCCTCCGAAACAATCAACCAAGGCGAAGTCTCATTCAACATAGGCAAATACCTGTCTTTAGGTGACAATATCCTCATCGTACAAGTAACCGACAGTTACGGAGCTATCCGCAAGCTGACATTCAAGATCAACGCAGTAAGCATTGCTGTAACGTCTACATTTGACGATTCAAAAGCCTATGTCGGAGCGATCTCATTCCCATATACCCCGCTTGGTGCCGTAGAGAAAACCATTCACTTTGTCGTTGATGGTAAAGAAACGGGTACCTACACCACATCTGTATCTAATCGTCAGCAGACATATTCAATCCCGGCACAGGCGCATGGTGCACATACGCTCGACGTTTATGCGACGGCAACGATCAATGATACCGAAGTAGAAAGCGATCGTCTACGCTATGATATTATCAGCATTGTATCCGGAAACAACACACCGGTTATTGCGTCATCCTTCAGGACTGCCGAAGTCGAACAATTCGGCACACTCCTGATCCCCTACATCGTTTATAATCCTGCTACAACGACAAGTGATATCACCCTGTCAGCTAATGGAACCGTGATCAGTGATCAAACGATCGACCGCACGCGACAAACATGGAGTTACCGGGCAGAAACTCCCGGAGAACTGGAACTGAAAATAGCATGCGGATCTGTGAGCAAAACATTCAACCTGACGGTTAGGGAATCAGAGATCGATGTTCGTCCGGAGGAAGCAGATCTCGTTCTCTTCCTCACCTCCGTGAACCGCAGCAACAACGAAGAAGGGAAAAACATCTGGAACTATGGCGAGATCTTCGCTGTACTTACCGCATTCAACTACGCAACGAACGGATGGATCAAGACAGTTGACGGATTCGTAGCTCTTCGCGTTAATGGCGATGCACGTGTAACCATCCCCTACAACTCCTTTGCCAACGACTTCCGTTCTACCGGTAAAACAATCGAATTCGAATTTGAAACCAGAGACGTTACCGACTACGATTCAGTCATTCTCAGCTGTATGAACGGAGGAATCGGACTTGAAGTGACCGCACAGAAAGCCATATTCAGATCTGAACAAACCTCTATCGAAACACAATTCAAAGAGGATGAACGTGTCCGGATCTCCTTCGTGATCGAAAAGAAAGCGGAGAACCGGCTGATCTTCGTCTACATCAACGGTGAGATCTGCGGACTGATCCAGTATCCGGAACAGGACAACTTTACTCAGCCCAATCCTGCCGGGATCTCGATCGGCAGCAGTGACTGTACCGCAGATATCTTTAATATCCGTGTCTATGACAATGCCTTAAACCGTTATCAGCTTCTCGACAATTACATTGCCGATATGGACAATCTTGAACTGAAGCGCAAGCTATATGCCCGGAACAACATTTATGACGACTATGGGAATCTCAGCTATGAGAAGCTTGCGAATCAGAATATCTCATTCACCATCGTCGGCGAGCTTCCGACTTTCAAAGGAGACAAGAAGACTGTCACCCTTGTTTATGAGGACAGGGAACATCCTGAACGCAGCTGGGTAGCAACCGGAGTAGAGATCGACGTACAGGGAACATCGTCACAATGGTATCCGCGAAAGAACTTCAAGACAAAATGCAAGCAGGGATTCACCATGACCGCTACCGGTGAACATGCCGATAAAGTTGCCATCTTCGAAGAAGAAATACCTGTAAACGTATTCTGCTTCAAAGCGGACTTCGCCGAATCTAGCGGTGTACACAATACCGGTATGGCCCGTTTGATCGACTATATTCTTCGTGGCATGGGATTCCTTACTGAAGCACAGAAGGCAGATCCCCGCGTCCGGACGACAGTCAACGGTCGCCCGTCGGTGATGTGGCATCAAACATCAGAAGATGATGAGAGAACATCATTGGGCAAATACAACTTCAATAACGATAAGTCAACGAATGAAACATTCGGATTCAAGGCCGGCTGTGAAAGTTGGGAGATCCTGAACAATACTTCCGACCGTGTACTCTTCAAACGTTCGGACTATATCACCGTCGACTCGGAAGGTAATATAGAATGGCTGAAAGACTTCGAAGCTCGTTATCCGGACGAAAACGAAGACTACACGAATCTAAAGCGCCTGACTGACTGGCTTGTCTCCGTAAAGGATAACCCGACGAAGTTCCGGGCCGAAGCTGATCAGTACCTGGACATGAATTTCATGTTATCGTACTACACGATAACAGAACTCTTTGCGATGGTCGACCAGCGTGCCAAGAATATGTTCCTGACTACCTTCGACGGAATCCGCTGGATCTGCATCTTCTATGATAATGATACAGTGTGCGGACTGAATAATGAAGGCGTAGCAGCATTTGACTATACGGTTGAGTACCACGACCAGATCGGTAACAAGGATGTGTGGAACGGTGCAGAGTCAACTCTCTGGAATAACATCGAGCAGGCATATTCTAAAGAGATAGCAGCTATGTATGCTGAAATGCGGTCAAAGAAGCTGCTCACTTATGAAGAATGTATCCGCTTCTTCGACACCGAACAGGGAGATGCCTGGTGTGAAGCGGTCTACAATGAGGACAGCTGGTACAAGTATGTCCGTCCATTACTCGATGAAGGGAATGGATCATACCTGTATGCTGCCCAGGGAAGCCGCAAGATGCACCGTCGCTGGTGGCTATACAACCGATTCAAATACATGGACTCTAAATACATTGCCGGAGACTATAAGAATGACTTCGCAACTCTGCGTCTGTACACCCCTTCAGAGTGGGAAGGATTAGAACCTAATGCGGATATGACCATCACGTCGTATGCCGGGCAGTATGTCAACGTCCAGTACGGATCATATACAGTCGGCACTCGGTCACAGAAAAATGTACCGGTACATATTAAAGCTCCTGCCATCCAGTTCAACGATACTGAAACGATCATTTTTGGCGCCGGTCAGATCAGCAGCCTAGGGGATCTATCCTCTTTATATCCCGGTTCGGTCGACGTATCGAAGATGACCAAACTGGTGGAGCTGATTATCGGGTCCGGAGCAGAAGGCTATCGAAACACGAATATGGAAGTGCTCTCAGTTGGTGCAAACCACCTGCTCCGCAAGTTAGATATCCGCAACTGTCCGAACCTGAAACAAGCAATAGACCTTGCATTATGTTCCAACATTCGCGAGATATGGGCGGAAGGAACCGGAACATCCGCAGTTGTATTGCCTGAAGGCGGTAACTTGACGATGCTTCACCTGCCAGACACCATTACAAATTTAACGGTCCGGAATCAAACGGAACTGACTGATGCGGGATTGGTACTCGCAGGGGTACAGAATCTTTCGACAATCAGATGGGAGAATACGAACAAGGCTAATGTCCTGTCTGTCATTGACAGATGCTTGGCGCTTGATGAACCGAAACTAGTACGTATCCGGATAACAGAGCTTGACAGCTGGTCTGACACGCTTGATTCGCTGGTGGCGATTTCCGGATTAATGGGAATTGATGAAAACGGGAACAACATTCCTTCTCCCGTAATAACTGGAAAATTACATGTAAGGCAAGCTACCGAAAGGGCACTGGACATCGTCCACAAGAGTTTTCCTCAGCTGTCCGTTACTTATGACGAACTGTTCGTTCCTGACGGATACAGCATAACCATAACAGGCGATTCGACGGTATACGAGGGAAAGACGCTGCAGCTTACGGGAAAAAGCAGCAGCAGTAATTATCCTGAAATCATCTGGAGTATACCCGCCTATGGCGAATTGTTAGAGGATGCTATCAGCATTGATGATACAGGGCTGGTAACGGCAAAATTAGATCCGAGTAACGTCAGCTACAGTAAAACGTTTACTGTAAGATGCACATCCATTTACAATCCTCGTATCAGAACCGAGAAAACTATAACAGTTAAAGGTATCGCTATCACCGGACTGACTATCACCGGAAATAATATTATGAGTGTTAATGATATTCAACAGTTAGCGCTGGCCATTTCTCCCGAAGACGCAACAAAGGATCGCAGTGTTGTCTGGGAGTCAAGCGACATAACAGTTCTGACGGTTGATGCAGGAGGTTACGTGAAAGATGTTTATGACGGGGAGGAATATAAGTCAGCCGTCATTACCGCAAGGTTAAAGATTGACGGGAGTATCAGTAAAGAGTTTACTATTACAGCCAAGGATATAGTTATTATAACGGCTGCGGCCAATGCTCCGGTCATGAGTGTTGTTTACGAAAATGGATGGAGCAAGACAGATACCGAAATGTACGCCAGTGAAGCTATGAAAGTAGAGCACATATCTGGATATTTTAAGAACAATCAAAACTTACTTTCATTCGAAGAGTTCAAATACTTTACAAGCGTAACAAGCCTTAGCTCTGGTT